TGTGGCATCGACATATCTCAGCGATAGTACGAGGTAGGCTGTGTCTATTGTTAAGTCTGATGCATCGCCCATAATGTTTGAGCCGTTGCGTCCGATAATGCAGTCTGTGTTACCAGCTACTTCACTGATACGCACTTCGTCACCTACACTAGGAGATGCAGGGAGTGTTAAAGTGATAGCTGAACCATTTAAGTAGTAATGGTTATCTGCAGTAGCTGTTGTGTTTGTAGTTACTACATTAGTTGTAGGCTTAGTGTTTATAGTTGTCCAACTAGGTGCAGTACCAGAACCACCAGATGTTAGAACTTGTCCTGATGTACCGTAGTTGGCACCGCCAATACCTAACTGACCAGAGGAAGCAATTCTGAATTTTTCACCAGAGGATGTGCGTAAAGAAATAAGATCGCCATTACCATCAATAACAAAAGCACTAAACAGTGATCCGTCTTTTGCTGCTTGTATGACAACATTACCGTCCTCATTTCCAGCTTCTACATTTGATTGTTGCACTAGAAATTTAGCATATTCTTTTTCTACAGAAGCATCGTTCTTTGCTGTAAAAATAAAATTGCCAATATAGTTGGCATCTGCACCCGCATCTGTCCTGCGAATGCGTGTAAATATTTCTTTAGGTGCGGAAAGTTGTAACGGGTTAATACTAGAAGTACCAACACTTTCAACCATCGCTGCTGGGGAAGTTGTGTTTACACCTAATTTACCATCTGAGGTTATTCTAGTTCTTTCAGTATCATTGGTTTTAGTAATTACTATACCAGCACCTTCAACGCCAACAGATACTGTACCTGACCCTTTATTAGTAAGACTTAATGCACCGTTTGTGCCAGAAGTACGCAAAAGCCTACCAGAATAGTCTGCGCCACTTTCTGCGTGTAAGTCTAAGTAGGCGTTACCATCTGCCGTTCTACCTGTACCAACTTCTATTGCAGCGTCTTGAGTAGAAATACCAGTTGCCGTGTTTAAATTGCCTTGTACATTGACTGCACCAGTGAAGGTAGCACCTGATAGCTGTGCATAACGAGCATCAGCTTGTGCTTGTGTGTAAGTGTTAGCAATGTTGAATGCACCGTAAGCTACGATGTCTACAGTGTCACCTGCTGTAGCACCTGTTGCTAGTGTAATACTTGTACCGTTTGTAGCTGTGTAGTCAGTACCTGCTATCAACTTGATACCGTTTAAATACAGGTCCACAAAACCAACATCATATGTAGCACTGAATACTGTCTGACCAGATGTAGCTGTATATGTGTTACGTTCAGCAGTACCATTAACAGCAGAACCTGCATCTACCCAAGAAGAACCATCATAGACCTTCATTAAGTTTGCAGTGGTGTCGAAGAACAATGCACCAGTAATAAGAGCATCACCATCATTGTCTGTAGAAGGCGGTGAAGCCTTAGCACCTAAGTAACGATCATCAAAGCTATCATATGAAGCAGCAGCATTAGTTGCAGATGTAGCAGCAGCAGTAGCAGAGGTAGCTGCGTTAGTAGCACTTGTTGCAGCATTAGTAGCTGAAGTAGCTGCAGCAGTTGCACTAGTAGATGCAGCAGTAGCTGAACCTAGAATGCTATCTACGTATGTTTTATTTGTGAGATCAGCACCGTTTGTAGGCGTATAAGTAGTTGTAACCTTAGAGCTACCCATATCAATAGCACCTGTCATAGTGCCACCAGATAAGTCTAAGAAGTTAGTTGTTACATAGTTCTGTGTAGCTGCATCCTGTGCTGCAGTAGGGTCACCCAAGCCTGTGATCTTGTTTGTACCCATAGCAATAGCACCAGTCATCGTACCACCTGCTAGTGGTAGCTTGGTTGCTATACTGTTTGTAATAGTTGTGCTGAAGTTAGGGTCATCACCCAGCGCAGCAGCTAGTTCGTTTAGTGTGTCTAGTGTACCTGGGGCTGAGTCTACAAGGTTAGCTACAGAGGTATCTACATACCCCTTAGTTGCAGCATCGTTTGTATTAGTTGGACTTGTCAGGTTAGTAATGGTAGCAGTTGTACCTGCATTCATATTCAGTGTACCATTAATGGTTACATCTGCGAATGTAGAAGTACCTGTAGATGTTACATTACCTGTCAGGTTACCTGTGACATTACCAGTAACGTTTCCTGTTACATTGCCTGTGACGTTACCTGTAAGTGGACCTACAAGACTAGTTCCTGTAATCGTTGTGCCTGTGATAGCTGCTGGAGTTGTTGCACCAATAGTAGTACCGTCAATAGCCCCACCATTAATATCAACAGTCGCCAGTGTAGCTTGTCCAGATGTCGATACAGTAGTAAAGCTACCTGCAGCAGCACTAGAAGCACCAATAACAGTACCATCAATAGCACCTCCGTTGATGTCAGCAGTAGTTACTGTAGTTGTACCTGTGGCTGTTAGATCAGTAAATGTACCTGCAGCAGATGTACTTGCACCGATAATAGTACCATCAATGTTACCACCGTTAACGTCCACTGTTGTAAGTGTTGACGTACCTGTAGCACTCAATGTTGTAAATGAACCAGCAACAGGTGTTGTACCACCAATGACTGTGTTATCCATTGCACCTGAGTTAATATCAGCAGAAGTAATAGTTGCTGTACCTGTCAGTGTAGATGTACCTGTTACAGCAAGTGTACCTGAAGCAGTAATGTTTGTGAAGTCACCTGTAGAGGCTGTTGTAGCACCAATAGTTGCACCATCAATAGTACCACCATTAATGTCTGCTGTAGTTGCTGTGACTGATGTAAATGTACCAGCGGCAGGAGTAGTGCCACCGATTACAGTATCATCAATAGTACCGCCTGTAATAACTACAGAGTCAATGTAGCCAATGCCATCAATGTAAAGGTCTTTAAACTCTGCACCTACAGCACCAAGGTCTACATCATCATCAGTTACAGGTTTAAGTACACCATCTTCTAGTCGAATCTGTTCTACTGCAGCAGAAGAGACTTCATTGTAGAAACTGATACGATTATTAGCTGTGTCAATCACAACTTTGTTTAATGCATCTGTATCAGCAATAAGAGGTACGTAAGCACCTTCAGTAGAGCTACCATCGTGTTTGTGACCGCCTGAGAAAGCAAACGCATCACGAATAGCGTTGTACTCTGCGTTTACTGGTGCAGCCTTAATAACCGCATTAGCGATAATGTCAGCTACTGACTGTCTGCTATAACCTGCCATTTTATAACCTGTCTCCTACTCCGAATGTAATCACTAGACCCTGAATACTGTGTGACGCATTGGAATCATTAGTTACGAATTTAAATGATGCTGACTTACCCGAACCTGATATGTTAATACGTTTAACGGGTGCAGGGTTACCATCAAAGATTGCGGTGCTATCATATAGTGCTTCGTTATAATATGCAGCAGCACCTGCAGTTGTTAATGTAAAGTTTGTAGGGCTAAGAGTGTCAACATCCTCATAGTCATACAAAGCAGACATAACAATCTCGTTGTCACCTTCAGCACGTAGATATGTTGCTACTGTGTAAAATACCTTACGTTGTTCAGGGTCTTGCATATGAAAGAAGGGTGTCTGGAATACGCTGAAGATGTCTTGACCATCAAAGTCATTGCCCTGCTCTTGACGGTGCACCTTACCGTTAGCATCACCGTGAATCACATATTCATACTGACCTATGTAACCACTGTCTGAAGCTGTAGCTGTAATGCCTAGCATCTGACTATATTCAAACTGCAATCCGTTAGGTGTTTGTCTAAACCCACCAATGATACCCTGTGAATCTGCTGCAGCAAAGAAATAACGGAACTGTGTCTTTTGTCGTATGACTACTGCGTTAAGCCCTTCAAGATCAATATCAAACACAATGTCAGTAAAAATAGACTGAATGTCTTTTGATACTGTCTCTAAGTTAACGTCACCAATCTTGTCTGTACCACTAACAGGACGTAGACCATCTTGTGATAAGAATAGTAGGTCACCACCGATCTCAATAACACTATCTGAAGCTAGGCATCCAAGGTCATCTGTAACTTCTTGCAAGACAAAGTTAGAGATGTTATCACCAGCAAGTTTACGAATGTTGTTGCTACCAAAGATGTACAACACATCACGGAAAGACTTGATAGCTACGATAGGAAAGCCTACGTTAATAACACCAGCACCATCAGCAGCAGCAAAGCTAGTCTCATCGTAAGGTGCGCTAAAATAAAGATTCGTGTCTTCACTAGGATCACCTGCTAGGAACATATGGTTCTTGAATACGTGTGAAAACTTAGGTGCGCTGGGTGCTTCTGCGTGTGTGATCTGCGTATAAGTTGTACCGTCATACGTAGCTGCAGGGTTGATACCGTCTGTAAGAAATACTTTAGGGCTACCCCAGTTATACTTAGTAAAGCGTACCTTAGTTACACCTGACATTGTAGGGGAACCAGAAGTAGTTACTGCAACCCAAGCTGATGTAGCTGTATCCCAGTAATGTAGATAATCAGAGCCGCTAGAAGGTGCACGACAGGCTAAAATACCATCGTTGACACCATTAGCAACACAAACACCTAGAACTTTTAGTGTGCCTGGTACTGTGCCGTAATCGTTACTAAATCCATTGATCTTACGATAGCCACCAGTAACAGCAGGTTCATAGTTGATCAAAGAGATAGCTGAACCAGGTTGAGTCTCACCTTGTGACAGCACATCACGACTAGTGTTTAGACCGCCTTGGCAGAATACT